GATAGCTACTGGCGCAGTAACTATTGAAGGTCAAGAGTACCAAGACTGGGGAGAGACAATGCCGGCAAATGACGAGGCGTATATTATTGCCTCTGAAAAACTAAATTTGGAAATTCTTTAATATATTTGCCTTATGGAAATCAAATTAAATGAAACAGATCTAAAGGAGCTTAACGACTTCTTTCAAGAGATGCCGACTAAGTACGGATCTCAATTGATTAACTTCTTCAACAAGAAGATTCAAGAGCAGCAGCCTCCTGCTGAAGAAACGGAAGAATAGCTTAACTTTGCGGAATGGCAGATATATCATCATACAGCACTAGCTCGCCCGTTACCGGAGAAGATAAATGGATTGGAACATCGTCTTCAGGATCTACAAAGAACTTCAAGGCGTCTGACGTCGCTGCCTATATCAACGGCACGGCTCCTGGCACTGTAACCACCACAACCTCTACAAGTTACACGTTAGTGCTAACAGATGCTAATGTTGTGTTGGCTCCGTCGACAGCAACTTCGGTTACAATTCCGCTTAATGCTAATGTTCCGTTTCCTATAGGGACAACGATTGTTTTAATGAATAACTCCAACCCTAGTTCAACCATTACGGTTTCTGGAATTTCTGGAGTTACTTTAAAATACGCATCTGGAACTAATGCTTTTGCTCAGTCTGTATCTAGAACTATAAAGAAAGTAGCCACCGATACGTGGTTCTTATACTAAAATAAAATAAAATGGAAAAATTAGAGCAACAGGAATTAGAAACCCTGTCAAGTGTTTACTCGAAGGTAAATACAATCAAGCGAGACATCGCAGACGTTAGCATCCTAGAAGAGCGTTGCATAAACGACAAGAAGCGCCTTATGTTTGACTTCTCTCAGGCAAACTCAGAGTACATGAAGATGCAGGAAGACATCATCGCTAAGTATGGTAACGTATCTGTTAACCTCCAGACAGGAGAAATTACCCACAACGGTGATTAGGAAGCTGTCGGTTGGGCCGGATTACAAGACGGCTATGCACTACATCATAGGACAGAAGGTCATCAACGACCAGTATGTCATCCACGCTATAATTGCCGAGGTAGACTCGATAAAGGTGTGGATAGAGAACGACAAGAAGGAAGTAGTTGCGTGGAAGTCTTATAACTTCAGCATACCGATGTCTGTCGAGTACAATATCAATTTCTAATGGTATCACCATATTGCTTCATAGCAGAGCCCCTAGGAGGGGTTAGGTACGACTCTGTAACAAAGTCTGGATTAGTCGTTAGTGCTTCTAAGGAAGACCACAGGACTACCAACAGGAACGCTGTCGTCAAGTCTGTCCCGTTGAATTACGAAGGCCCTATAGAGCCTGGTGATACCCTATTGGTACACCACAATACGTTCAGGAAGTATTACGACATGAAGGGTAAAGAAAGGTCAGGCCCGTCTTACTTCAAAGACAACCTGTTTTTTATATTCGACGACCAGTACTTCATGTACAAGAAGCCTGACGGCAAATGGAAGGCTCCGGCCCCGTACTGCTTTGTCAAGCCTACAGGAGACCCGCTGATGGGAACTATAGTGTACGGCAACGACGAGTTGGAGGCGTTAGGGATAACGGAAGGAGACTTGATATCGTTTCAGCCAGACTCTGAGTACGAGTTTAAGATAGAGGACGAGGTGTTATATAGAATGTTCACAAGGAATATATGTTTGACAAAGATTTAAAGCTAGATATAATAAACGCTGCAAGGCTTGCCGTTAAGGAGCTCATCAAGGTGGCCAAGGAGCCTATCGTGACTAACTCTGACGACGACCTGTCGGCCGATAAGCTAAAGTCTGCGGCACAGGCCAAGAGGATAGCGATAGAGGACGCATTCACGATACTATCTAGGATAGAGGAAGAAGAGTCGTCTATGAAGCTGTCGGACGTGCCTAGCAGCGTAACGTCAAAGGTAGGTTTCGCAGAAAGGAGATCTAAGTAATGTATACGATAGATAAATATTGCGTACAGCCTCAGGTCGTAGAGTCTCTCAGCAGGAAGAAGAGGTGGCAGTACGGATATAACGAGAAGTACGACATGGTCGTCATATCTAAAGACGGAACTCTTGGAGAGGTGTATGTAATAAACGGACTTAAGATAGGATTGCCTGCAGCTCCAGAAAGCGTTGAGGATAGAGGTAACAGGTGGAGTCCGATAGAGTATCCAAAAGACCTGTCTAACATCAAGTCGATGTTCGAGTGGAACCGCAAAGAGAACACGTTTAAGTCTCAGTGGGTAGACTTTATCGAGACAGAGTTCGATCGGAGGGATAACGGATTCTGGTTCATGAATAACGGCAAGAAGACGTACGTAACCGGTTCGCATTATATGTATCTCCAGTGGACCAAGATAGACGTCGGCCTTCCTGACTTTCGTGAGTCTAACCGTGTGTTCTTTTTATTTTGGGAGGCTTGTAAGGCAGACGATAGATGCTTCGGTATGTGCTACCTCAAGAACAGGCGCTCTGGATTCTCGTTCATGGCGTCTTCAGAAGCTGTTAATATGGGAACCATCCTCAGGAACTCTAGGGTAGGTATGCTATCAAAGACGGGAGATGACGCTAAGAAGATGTTTGTTAACAAGGTTGTCCCTATCGTGTCTAACTATCCATTCTTCTTCAAGCCTGTGCAGGACGGTATGGATAAGCCCAAGACAGAGTTATCATTCAGGGTTCCTGCGTCCAAGATAACAAAGAAGAATATGTACGACACCGACACGGACCAAGTGTCAGGGCTCGATACGGTTATCGACTGGAAGCCTACTGCCGACAACTCTTACGACGGTGAGAAGTTAAAGCTGTTACTGCACGACGAGTGTTATGATCCAAACACCCTTATATTAACACCAGGCCTTGTGTTTAAAAAAATCAAGGATATAAATGTAGGCGACGAGGTGGTTGTAGATGGAGGAAAGATAGTCAAAGTGGCTAAAAAAACATCCGGAAATACGGATATGTACAAAGTAAGTCAGCCATACGGAGTTGATTATGTTGTTTCAAAAAACCATAGGCTTGTATTTAGGGAATATAAAAAAGGAGAGTCTATAATGACTCCTGAACAATATATATCTTCATCAAGATACAGAAAACAGCATTTAACCAGGGTTACATCTAGGGGCGTTGAGTCAAGTGATATATTCGATGGCATCCCCCCATATTTATTAGGTCTATGGCTAGGAGACGGGAGGAGCTGTAGGTTTACTATTCTTGTAAATAAAGACGAGGAGCCAGAAATACTACATTATCTTGGCCGTTTAGCTGAAATGAGGGGAATACCCTTTAAGTTAAAGGGGTCTACATCAAAAAAAATAGTAGAATTTGCATTTATTGGAATAAACTCGGAGTTAAAAAAGATTGGCGTTTTAAATAATAAGCATATACCCGACCAGTATATGAAATCATCAATAGATACGAGGCTACAAATCCTTGCAGGATTAATAGACACTGATGGGTATTCCGACAAAAAGAAGGGAACTATTGAAATAGGGATGAATAGGGAGGATATGGTCAAGCAGATACAGATGCTTGCCTTGTCTTGCGGATTGTCATGTAGCAACGTAGCGCATAAGATAAGTAATTTCAATACAGATACTTATAGGATAACAATATCAGGAGACTTGTCAAAAATACCTATACTTACCGAAAAGAAAAACTTTGAAGGGTACGCCCCAGTGACGACTGGTAGAAGAAATAAGGTTAGCGTAAGCTATATAGGAAAGGGGGATTATGTAGGAATACAGGTAGAGGCTGACAATGATAATGACAGGAGGCTCATCCTTCAGGACTTTACTGTTAGTATGAATAGTGGTAAGTGGACCAAGCCTGAGAATATTCTAAACAACTGGCGTGTTACCAAGACCTGTCTTAGGTTGGGTAGCAAGATTATCGGTAAGTGTATGATGGGCTCTACATCTAACTCGCTAGACAAGGGAGGTTCTAACTTTAAGCAACTGTACGAAGACTCCGACCCAAGGAAGAGGAGCGCCAACGGCCAGACTAAGTCAGGACTCTACTCGCTGTTCATTCCTATGGAGTGGAACTTCGAGGGTTACATAGACTACTACGGTATGCCAGTGATAGACTTGGCGGCAGGTGTGAATACGAAGGGGGTTAACGGAGAGCTTATTACGATGGGCGCTGTTAAGTACTGGGAGAACGAGGTAGCGTCGTTAAAGTCCGACTCTGATGCGCTCAACGAGTTCTACAGGCAGTTCCCAAGGACAGAGTCTCACGCATTCAGGGACGAATCTAAGAGTTCGCTGTTCAATCTGACCAAGATATACCAGCAGATAGACTACAACGATAGTCTGGTTAAGGACAAGGTTTTGACGAGGGGATACTTCAGCTGGCTTGACGGCAAGAAAGACTCGAAGGTGATATGGACGCCAGACAGGGCAGGTAGGTTCCTTGTCAGTTGGATACCTCCTGAGAGTTTACAGAACAACGTCACAGAAAGGAACGGGGTAAGGTATCCTGGCAACGAGCACATCGGAGCGTTCGGGTGCGACCCGTACGATATCTCAGGGGTTGTCGGTGGAGGAGGGTCGAAGGGTTCTCTCCACGGGAAGACTAAGTTCACCATGGACAACGCACCGTCGAATCAGTTCTTCCTTGAGTATATAGCAAGGCCTCAAACGGCAGAGATATTCTTTGAGGATGTCCTTATGGCGTGTTTTTTTTACGGAATGCCTGTTTTGGCGGAAAATAATAAGCCTAGGTTGTTGTACCACCTCAAGAACAGGGGATACAGGCCGTTTGCTATGAATAGGCCGGACAAGGAAACTTATAAGTTATCAGCAACCGAAAGGGAGATAGGAGGGATACCGAACAGTAGCGAAGACATTAAGCAGGCCCATGCCGACGCAATACAGACGTACATTGAGAAGTGCGTAGGCTTAGACTTGGAAGGGACATACAGGGATCCTGACGAGATGGGTTCTATGTACTTCGTAAAGACTTTAGAAGATTGGGCTAGATTTGACATAAACAACAGGACAAAACATGACGCATCTATAAGTTCAGGGCTTGCGATAATGGCTAATCAGCGCCATATGTATGTCCAAGAGGTTAAAAAGTCGAAATTAAGTATTAAATTTGCCACATATGACAACTCCGGAATGGTGAGTCAAATAAGAAGGAATGGACAATAACAAGCCGAACGTAATAATAAACCCCATAACATTTCCTAACGTACTCGTGTCTGACGCAGAAAAAGCCAGCCAAGAGTTTGGGTTACGTATAGGCCAGTCCATACAGTACGAGTGGTTCAGGAGGTCTGGTAACAGCTGTCGTTTCTACGATCAGTGGGTAGACTTCCATAGGCTCAGGCTATACGCTAGAGGAGAGCAGTCTATCGCTAAGTACAAGGCCACATTCGACCCTCAGGGAGACTTGTCGCACCTAAACCTCGACTGGACGCCTGTTCCGATTATTCCTAAGTTTGTGGATATCGTGGTGAACGGTATGCAGGAGAGGGTGTTCAAGATTAAGGCCGAGGCTGTCGATATTATGTCTGCCGAGAAGAAGAATGCGTTCCAGAAGATGGTCGAGGTGAACATGATCGCCAAGGAACCGTTAGAAGCGTTGAGCGAAGCTTACGGAATGGATATGTTCGACATACCTAAGGATGACATCCCTGAGAACGAGTCTGAGTTAAATCTGTATATGCAGATGAACTACAAGCCGTCTATCGAGATAGCCGAAGAGGTTGCGATAGATACATTGCTTGAGCAGAATCGTTACGACGTTGTTAAGATGCAGGTTGACTACGACCTTACCGTGTTAGGTGTGGGTATGGCTAGGCATATGTTCTTGCCAAACTCAGGGGTTAGGGTCGAGTATGTTGACCCTGCTAACGTGGTGTACTCTTACACAGAGTCGCCTACGTTTGACGATGTATTCTACTGGGGAGAGGTTAAGCAGGTTGCCATATCTGAGCTATATAAAATCAAGCCGAACATTACCAAGGACGAGCTGAACGAGATATCTAATCTAGGTTCTGCCTGGTACGACTATTATGGCGTTATGAGAACTTACAGGAACGACCTATTCCAGAGGGATGTGGTTACGTTACTGTACTTCAACTATAAGACAGACAAGAAGTTTGTCTACAAGAAAAAGAAATTGGACAACGGGATGGAGAAGGTTATCCAGAAGGATGAGAGCTTCAACCCTGAGCCGAACGATAAATTTGAAAGAGTCGAGAAGAGGATAGACGTATGGTACGAAGGTATCATGGTTATGGGTAGTTCTTACTTGCTTAAGTGGGACCTATCTAAGAACATGGTA